GAGGGTGCTAACCGGGACGTTCAGTTCCGGCTTAAATACGGCCAGGCGATTGATCCTCGGGCCTTTGTGGAGAGCTTGCGCTAATGGCTTACTCCTTTGTCACTTACACCGGAAACGGCGCCACGACTCAGTACGCGGTGCCGTTCGGGTACATCCGCAAGGAACACCTGCAGGTCTCGCTTAACGGCACGACCACGACAGCGTTTACCTGGGTGAACGCCAGCACCATTCAGATGAACACTGCACCAGCCAATGGCGTGGTGGTGAAGCTGCTGCGAATTACACCAGTTGACAATTCACTGGTCGATTTCACGGATGGCAGTACACCTGTCGCTCGTGATTTCGACACAGCGAACACGCAGAACCTGTACACCAACCAGGAACTGCGCGACATCTACGACGCAACCGACGCGGAGACGCAGCAGGCCATCACCACGGCCAACACTGCGCTCAGCAACTCGACCACGGCCGTCAGCACCGCCAACGGTGCGGTAACAACGGCCAACGCTGCCTCTGCTTCAGCGGCAAGCGCAGTCAGCACGGCGAATACAGCCAGCACCAACGCCTCGGCAGCGGTCAGCACAGCCAATACTGCATCGACCACGGCGAACAACGCGGTCACCACGGCCAATGCAGCCTCCACGGCTGCAACCAATGCGGCCAACACGGCCAATGCGGCAAACGCAACGGCCAATACCGCATCAACCAACGCATCTGCAGCAGTCAGCACCGCAAATACGGCGCTGAGCACTGCCAATACGGCATCGACCAACGCATCTGCCGCGGTCAGCACCGCAAACACTGCGTCGGCCAACGCTTCTGCTGCGGTCACCACGGCTAACAACGCGGTCACCACGGCAAACGGAGCTGTGACCACGGCCAATACGGCCAACAGCAAGGCGGACCAGGCCATTGCAGTGGTCGGCAACTCGGTGCTGTACGAGCTGGTCGCCAACGTGGCGGCCATTCCGGGCTCACCAGCCAACAACAAGGCCGTTGAGGTCTACGACTCCACCGGCATCGAGAGCTTCACGCCCCTGGCCAACAAGCCTGCGGGCTTTGTGGGTAGCTCTGGCCTGTCAGTGCGCATCATCTACTCGAGTACCGGCAGCACCTGGAACTGGATCCAGTACTTCCCCAATGATCCAGAGACCCGTTACCTGAAGTTCAGCGGTGGCACGCTGACCGGCCAACTGCGCGGTGATGACAGCGCCAGTGCATCCACTCCTGGCTTTGCTTTTGACGGTGACCCAGACACCGGCATTGGGCGCCTTGGCGCCAATGAGCTGGGCCTGATCACAGGTGGCGTTGTGCGCCTGAGCTTTGATGCTGCAGGCAACGGCACCTTCACCAACTCCGTAACGATCCCGGCTGGATCCACGGTGACGGGGTACCTGACAACTGCTGCTGCTGCCAGCACGTACCTCACCCAGGCAAACGCTGCGTCGACGTACCAGACGCAAGCGGGGATGAGCAGCTACCTCACCACTTCTGCTGCGTCGTCCACCTACGCACCACAGGCGTCGCCCACGTTCACGGGTGCGCTGTACGCCAACGCCAGCTACCGGGGCAACATCGTCACCTTGGCGGGCACTGGCATCGACTGCAGCCTGGGCAACTACTTCTCTGCGTCGATCAACGGCAGCGTCACTTACACCGTGAGCAATGTGCCGAGCTCACGTAGCTACTGCTTCACGCTCGAGCTCACGCACACCAGTGGCACGATCACCTGGTTCAGCGGTGTGGTGTGGTCTGGTGGCACCCCGCCCACTCTGACGACAGGTCGCGTACACCTATTCATGTTCCACACGGATAACGGAGGCACAACCTGGCGTGCTTCTGCGATTGCCAACTACCTGAGCTGAACGATGGATCCGATTACTCAGCAGCTGCTGATGGGCGCCGCTGGATCAGGCGGCGAGAAAATCTACGTTGAAGACGTGTTCAGCACCTGGCTGTACACCGGCACCGGCAGCACGCAGACGATCACCAATGGGATTGATCTGAGCGGTGAAGGGGGCTTGGTTTGGTACAAGAGCCGTAATAATGTAGTAGATAACGCACTCTTTGATACAGCAAGAGGCGCAGGCAAGCTCTTAATTAGCAATACTACAGACGCCGAAGGAGCTGGCTACGGACAAGCGTTTACAAGTTCTGGATTTTCGCTGACCAACGGAGGCACGTTCTATAACGGCAGCGGTTACACCTACGCCTCCTGGACCTTCCGCAAGGCGGCGAAGTTCTTTGATGTGGTGACTTATACGGGGAATGGGGGCACTCAAACTATCAGTCATAACCTCGGCAGTGCGCCAGGCGCAATCATCATTAAGGCCACGTCTGCGGCTACGAACTGGATTGTCTATCACCAAGGAATTGGCGCCACCAAGTTCCTGCAGTTGAATCAGACTAACGCCGCGGGGACGTATTTTGATTATTGGAACAATACCGCCCCTACTAGTACCCAGTTCACGCTTGGCGCTGCGACAGCTACAAACGACAACGGCGCCACCTACGTCGCCTACCTCTTCGCGCACGACGCTGGCGGGTTTGGCGATAGCGGCAGCGACAGCGTGATTAAGTGTGGGAGCTTTACGACGGACGGCAGCGGCAATGCCACGGTAAGTCTTGGGTGGGAACCGCAGTGGGTAATGATTAAAAGATCTGACAGTACCGGCGCCTGGCTGATGTTTGACAACATGAGAGGACTGACTCTTGGCGATGATCGACTCTTGTACGCAAATCTTTCGGACGCTGAGGGAACCGTTGACTGGCTGGATCCAGCAGTTACTGGGTTTAACGCTAAAAGCATTGCAACTTCTGCCACCTACATCTACATCGCCATCCGACGCGGGCCGATGAAGACGCCCACCGATGCGACGAAGGTGTTTAGTGCTTCACTTAGGACTGGCACCGGATCAGTCACTAACGTGACATCTCTCAGTTTCCCGACTGATTTACTTCTACCCAAGGCTCGTTCTCAAGCGTGGTACGCGCTCGACTTTTATGATCGTCTCCGTGGATCTTCACTCCGACTAGATCCTTCGGCTCAGTCCGCAGAAGGTACACCTACTGCATATCCATCTGCTTTCCTTCAAAACGGCTACACACTAACTGCCGACGCAAATGGATACGTTAATTTCTCAGGCGAATCTTACATTGATCTTAATTTCCGCCGCGCCCCCGGCTTCTTCGACATTGTGGCTTATACGGGGACGGGAGTTGTCAGGACTGTCGCGCACAACCTCGGCGTGGCGCCGGAATTGATGATAACAAAACGCCGCGACTTCTCTTCTTTCTGGGCTGTTTACTACGGCCTTAATACGAGTAGGCTTCTTTTAAACAGCACCACAAGTACAGCTGTTGATAGCGCCTACTGGGATAACACATCTCCAACTTCTACACAGTTCACAGTCGCCACAAATTCTGCGGTTAATACAAATAACGGCACCTACATCGCCTACCTCTTCGCCACCTGCCCCGGCGTCAGCAAGGTGGGCACGTACACCGGATCCGGCAGCAATACGATGGTCGACTGTGGCTTCACCAACGGTGCACGCTTTGTTCTGGTGAAGCGCACGGACTCTGCTGGTGGCTGGTACGTGTGGGACACCGCTCGCGGCATCGTTGCCGCCAATGATCCGTACCTGCAGCTGAACAACACTGCAGCTGAAGTCACCTTCACGGATTACATCGACCCGTACTCAGCTGGGTTCACGATCACATCCAGCGCACCTGCTGATCTAAATGCAGCCGGTGGCACCTTCCTTTTCCTGGCCATAGCCTGAGAACCATGGAACTCCGTAACCGCACCACCGGGGCCGTCATCACGGATGGCCAGCTGCGCTCTGAGCACCCCAACACATCGTTCCCCGATGTGCTGACGCCAGAGATCATCAACGACTTTGGCTATGACCCTGTGCTCGAGGGTCCACAGCCAACGCTGATCCCGCCGTACCAATACGCCCAGCGTGATGGGGTGGAGGAGATCAACGGGCAGTGGTTCACCAAGTACGTGGCCGCTGAGCCTGATGCAGACGGCAAGGCCCGCATGGATCAGGAGCAGGGGGAGCGTGTGCGCCAGGACCGCAACAAGCGCCTGCAGGACTGCGACTGGACGCAGCTACCGGATGCTCCGGTGGATGCAGTTGTATGGGCCACCTACCGCCAGGCGCTGCGTGATGTGACTAGCCAGCAGGGCTTCCCGTGGAACGTGACGTGGCCGGTGTCGCCGGACCAGGAACCCGTGCGTGCTCGCAATGCTGACGGCACATTTGCAGGTGACGATCCTGCTACCGCTGATGTGAACGAAGCTTGGGTCAATGGCTAAGAGCAAGACGGCGCTGGGGCGCGTTGCGCATAAGCAGAATCCACCAAAGAAGTCGCGCCAAGGGCAGGGAGCCCACAGCAAACCGAAGGGAACCCGTAAAAAGAGCAGGGGACAGGGGCGGTAATTCCGCCCCTTTTCTTTGGCCGGTATGGTGTGCCCAGCGTGGGCCCATACCCGTTCACCATGTTCGAGACACTGGCAGCTGCCGGGATCGTCGGCGCCGTTGGTGCGCTCTGGAAGATCGCCATGGAGAACGTGGCGATGCGATCAGGCCTCAAGGCAGGCATGGATGCAGTGATCAAGGAGCTGCAGACACTGCGTGGGGAATTGAGCAAGGACATCGCCCAGCTCGAGGAGAACCTGAAGGATCACGAATACCGGATCCGGGACCTGGAGAAGAAGGGATGAATCCGGTGGAGCAGTCGCTGGAAGGACAACTGAGCCAAGAGGCTCGCCAGCGTGAACTGCTTGACCTGTACGACAACGAGGACTGGGGAGGCCTGCTGGCCGCGGCAGAGACGCTGAACGCCGCGTATAGCCAACAGGTGACGATGACAAAGTGGATGGCGCAAGAGGCCGCCGATAATTTGGCGGAAGCCTGGGAAGTCCACAGGAGGAACCATGGACCGATTCGCTGACTACGTGGCCCTGGCCGTTGCCATCCATGGCGTGGCCCTGGTGATCGTGAACCTGACGCCTACACCGAAGGACAACGAGCGCCTGAGCGACGTTGCCCGTGTGGTGGTGAAGGTGTACCGGGCTGTGGAGATCCTGGCTGGGATCGTGAGCCGTAAGGCCAAGCAGTAGGACTCAGTAGCCCTTCTTGCCGCCGCCTTTACCGCCCTTGCCGCCTTTCTTGGACATGGTGGTGCCTCAGTAGTCCCAGCGTACCCGGGGTCGACCAGGGCGGATACCCAGGTGGATGAAGCCTTTGGGTGCGCCATAGCCCAGGGAGTAGGGCCAGAGCCCATCAGCCCAGTCCTGGAGCTCCTTGACGGACATGCCGTCCAGGTAGAAGTCGATGGCTCCGGTGTCGGGCTCCCAGTAGAGGTGTTCCGAACGCACGGCACCGCCGACCTGGGCGTTGATCTTCGGGGGCCGGTAGCCAGAGGTGATGATGACCGGCTTGTTGAAGTGATCGCGGGCCTTCTGCGCGAATTGGCAGAGCAGGGTGGCGGTATTGCACTGGTGCTGGAAGGAGAAGCGCCGTGCCTCTGACTGGAGAGCCAGTTCGCCGTAGGTGATGTTGGGTGTGACGTGGAGGGTGTAGGGCGATTGAGGCCTCAGAGGCCCCTGGGAGGGTCCAGGAGCGGCCCGATACAGCTCACCGAAGTCAGCCAGCTGATCCTGGGTCAAGGTGCCTTGCAGGGCGTTCCAGGCCGCTATCTGGTGGGGCAGCTCTTTGTAGTGCTTGGCCGCTTCAGCGAGCTTGATGGTCGCCATGACTGTCCACCGGGTCTTTGGGGAAGATCTGGACGTTGGGCACGGAGAACGGCAGGCGTTCCCAGACGTCGTGCTGGATGGCGACGTCCCACGCCATCTCCTCGGTGGCAGCCATGACGATGGTCTGGAAGGAGCCGCGCTCCTTGTGACCGTCGTAGCCGATGAAGACCCCTGGCAGGCGGATCACCCAGGCCTTGGGGGGCTTAGGGGAGCTTGATCCACGAGCCATTGGCAGGAGCCTTCTGAAGATCTGCCAGAGAGATGCCAAGGAACTGCGCATCCAACGCTCCCTCAATGTTGCCCATGAACGCTTCAAGTTCCAGATCCAGCAGTTCCGCTTTGCGTTCCTGGATCGCACGGTCTTCATTGATCGCTAGGGATTCGTTCCAGTACTCGACTGCGCCTGCGAGTGCGTCAAGGCGGTCATCGTGCTGTAGGCAGCCCTTTTCGGTGGTGATGTGGGTGAGCTGGTGGAACAGCTGGTAGCTCAGCCGCTTCTCGATGGCGTCATCTTCCCGACCCTTGGCGTCGTTTTCGACGACTGAGCGGTTCACGACCAGGCGGTGCTGGTTCATGACGGGCTCCAGGGCGTTGATGATCCGCCGTTCCTTCTGCACGTTGGAGCGCACCGGCTCGATGGTGCAGGGGTGATGCGTCTGCAGGTAGGGCTTCAGCAGGTTCTCGAGCATGCCCTGGCCGAACTGGTCCTCCAGGAGGATCAGGTTGACCTGACGACGCTTGGCGGCCTTGGCCAGGCCCTCAAGCACCTCTTCGGTGTAGCCATCACGGAAGGCACCGACCTCGAGCACGTAGAGGGTGCCGTTGAGATGGGCGACGATGGCGTAGGCAGTCTCGTCAGAGCCGCGGCCTGAGGGGTCGACGTGCATGACGCAGCCCTGGAAGGGCAGCCAGTCGCCATGGATGAAGGCTGGACGGTGGTAGAAGTCGCCGCTGAAGCCAACAGCAGGCAGGTCAGTGATGCGGTACTCCGCGCCACCGGACCACACCAGCTTCTCGGGGGCGTGATCCGACACCTCAAGCACCATCAGGTCGGTCAGACGCAGCGGGAACCGCTCCAGGTCCGACAGGGTGGTGTCGAGTTGGAACTGCAGGGCAAAGGCTGAGCGGCCATAGCTGGTTTCCCGCTCGAGCAGGTCCAGCTCAGAGAAGCGACGCGGGTCTGTGGGCTTGCCAATCAGCTCTGCAGTGGCCTCTGTGATGACCGGCGCCAGGGCCTCGCCGTACTTCTCGGGCTTCTGGGGGTACCGGGCGGGCCAGATGCGTGCTTGGAAACCCCGTAGCTGCAGCTTGTTGTACAGGGACTCCTCGGTTTGAGGGGTACCCAGGAACATGATGTCCCCACCGGGCTTGAGGATGGCCTGGAACTCACCGACAGCGGCCAGCAGCTTCTCCCGCATGCCGACCGTCCAGCTGGTGTTGGGGGTCTCCACGTCATCCGGGAGGATCAGGTCCGCACGGGAACCCGTGAGCTGGCCAAAGATGCCCACGGACTTCACCGATGGGCTCTGATCGGGGAAGGCAGGTCTGACGTCGAACCTGTTGCTGGCTGCCCGTTGCTCCTCACGGTCGGGTTCCAAGCACTGCAGCAGGGGCATCTCGCGGATCAGGCGGATGCAGAACATGGCGAAGTCATCGGCCCGGGTCTTAGAGGCCGACACCACCATGATCTTCTTCTGCGGGTCATTCCGCAGGAGCCACAGCACATAGGCCGCGGCCATCCAGGACTTGCCGACACCACGGAAGGCTTCAACGATGCGCCGCTTGGGGCCTTCCTGCATGTACCCAGCAATGTCCAGCTGGATGGGTGTGGGGTCTGGCAGCTGCAGGTGCCGCCAGACCACGATCAAGAAGTACCGGAAATCTGTGGCGAAGGGTTCCGGCAGTGGGTGCCAGGTGGTGCTGGCTTTTGCCATCAGTCGTCCTGGGCGACTTTGACCGCGACCGAAGCCCCGGCATCAATGGAAATGATTCTCACGCGGACGTATGGCACCGCGCTGTTGGTGTGCTTGTGACCGTATGTCCCGTTGGTCAGGTTGAGCTTTTTTGAGTCGTCATCTGACCACCAGTTGATGGCGTCCAGCGACTCTTCAAAGTTCAGATCCACCTTGGTCGTCACACCAGTCAACACAACCTGGTACGTGGTGGCGTTGCCATCGGTGACGACGTAAGGCGTAGCCCCTACTGCCGTAAAAGCTCCAAGGTCAGTGACACGGGGGAAACCCATCAGGCCGACTTGCGACGTGGAGCCATGTGCACCACCTTCTCGAGATCCGGCAGGGTCGACACCAGGTCGCCAAACGGGGTGCCTTCAACCGGCTGTGCGCTGATCTGGTTGTCCTTCAGGAACTGACGCAGGACACCCAGCTCAGACGAGGTGATGGTGCCTTCCTCGAGCTTGGCCTTCAGGTGCAGGGCCAACCCTGCATGCAAGTCAGCCAGCTGGTCGTTGATGTCGTTGCGGGCCATGGGAGCCCCTCGGCAGTTCCTGGTTGTCGAAATGGTAGGGACGGCCCACCCACCACGGCAAACCGTCCCCCGGTCCCATCGGAGACCGACGCTCACCCTAAACCCTCGCCGACCAGTACACCTGTTCTGTGTAATAGAAGAAGGGGGGGGTACCCCCTCCCTATAGTTCTACTTAGGTTTAACTATAGGAGTACTAAGTAGTAACTAAGGGGATACTTAGGTTAATAGCTGTAGCTCTGCTACAGCGGTATAGGATTACTCCCGTAGGGCTCTAATGGCATTTATTACCTAGGAGTACTAAGGGTTAATCCTTCCTAGGTACTAAGTCTCTCCCTAATAAATCCAATTACTTGTTCACTTAGGTTCACCTAAGTAGCCCTCCCCATCCCACCTCCGGGGGGTTAAGAGGCCTGGCGGCCCAGCCGAACAGCCAACAGCCACACAGCCCAAGGCTCAACCCCGTTCAACCTCAGGTGAACCCTGTTCAACCCCAGGGGGACCCAGTTTTTGGTGGAAAAATGCGAGGGGCTTACGCATCCACCCCCAGCAGCTGTCACCCCCCATGGGGGTCCAGGTCGGGGCCCTTGAGGCAGGGGGAGGGGGTACCTGCTGCAACACCTGCCGCAACATCCGGC